TGAATATTACATAGATAGGGTGTTGTATATATATAATTCCAATAGAGTAGGTAGTATTATGTGGGAGAAATTACACAAAGGTGATAATCAATGAAATATGTAATTATGTGTGCCGGTAATGGTAAAAGGTGGGGCAATTATTTAGGAATACCAAAGCACTTTGTTAAAATAAATGGTGAAACATTAGTAGGTAGAACTACAAGATTATTAAAAGAAAATGGTATTAGTGATTATATAATAACAACAAGTGATGAAAGATATAAAGAATATGGCGAAATAAGACCGCAAACTCACAATGATTGTGAAGTAGATAGGTTTGAAGATATAGATGAAAAAGAAATATGCTATTTATATGGTGATGTATATTATACTGAAAATGCATTAAAGACAATAATAAATACAACAACTAAAGAAATATTGTTTTTTGGCAGTGAAATGGAAATATTCGGTGTTAAAATAATTAATAAAGATCTATTTATGGAACATAAAAACAAAGTTAAAGAATTGTTTTTAAAAGGTGAAATTGATAGGTGCATAGGGTGGGAAGTTTATAAAAGCTTAAATGGTTTACCTTTAAATGAATATGCCATAACTGATAGATTCTATTTAATAAATGATGAAACAGATGATATAGATTGCCCTAAAAATTATTGGGATTTTATATATAAATTAGAAGGAGGAATACATATGGTTAAGTGCGAAGTAATTGAAAATTTCACATTAGCAAAGTTTGATGAACTTAAAAATGTTGAAAGATTAGGAGGCGGACATGGTAATTTTTTAAAGATACATGATAGATTTGAATGTACTGATGAAATGGCTAAATATTTAACCGGTGATAATGACCAAAAAAAAATTGTTGTTAAAGTCTTAGAAGTTATACCAAATGAAGAAGAATTACCAACAACCGAAGAAATTGATAAAGCTTATGAAGAAATAAGCAAACCAAAGAAAAAAAAGAGAACAAGCAAGAAGCAAAGTTAAAACTACAAATTTGTCTTTTATAATACTGTATAGTATAATATAATTGTTTAAAAAGGAGAAAAAAATGGCAAAAGATTTTGATGATAGCGATGGTGTATGGAGAACTATTGCGGGTAGAAAAGTATTTATTAGAGAAGGGCAAAGTTTATCAAGTGCCATGAAACAAAGTGGCAAGTTTAAATCAAAAAAGCAAAAATTAAGTAATAACGATGAAGATAAGGAAATAAAAGGTCGAATAGAAGAATTACAACGAGAAATTGATAGTGGTAGAAATAGCAAAGAAAAAACTGAAAGATTAAAAGAAGAACTACAACAATATAAAGATTCGTATGAATTAGATGAAAAATATAGTAATACAAAAGAAAAAAATTTAAATGATTTAAAAAAAGAAAGAGATGCTAAATTTAAAGAAATTGTTGATGCCAATACTGAAAGGCAAGATATTTATGAACATGCAATGAGTGATGAAGCATATAAAGATCTTTACGGCAAAGAAAGAGAAAAAAATGCTAAAACTGAGTTAAACGAAAAAGATTATAAAAGATTTGAAGAATTAACTAATAAATATCATGAAGGAAGAAAAGAACTAAGAAAAATTGATGAAAAAATTGCCGAATATCGTAGCAAACATCCAAAAGAAAGTGAAGAAGCAGATAGAAAAGCCAAAGCAATAAGAGATGAACAAATAAAAAAAGAAGGTGGTACAGGCTGGGAAAGGCTTGAAAAGGAAAGACAATTAATTAAAGAAGAAGCAAGCAAAGCAGGAAAGTCAGTTGAACAATATGAGAAAGAAAGAACAAAAGATTTTTTAGATAATGTTAAATTAAAAGAACAAGGCAAAATATCCGAAGAAGAATTCGCAAAAGATACACTAACTAAAAGTGAATATGTTAGAGCAAATAAAGATGCCGAGTCAGTAAAAAGAGCATTAGAAAATCGTAATATAAAATTAGAAAGTACAGAAACAAAAAAAGCCATAGAAAATAGACTATTAAAAGAAATGAAAGGATCTCATTTATCTGCTGATGAATTAATAAAAGAAAAAGAAGATGAAATAAATGGTTGGAAAAGATATCGTGATTCAGCACAAAAAACCATAAACAGGTCATCAAATCCAGATAGTCAAAAAATTAATGTTCGTGATAGAGATATTGCTATTAAAGAAATTGAAAGGGCAAAAAGTGATATAGAAGCCTTAAGAAAAATATCAAACAATAATAAAATAGATGAACTAACAAAAAAAGAAAAACTTTATTATAATAATATAGCTAATAATTATGTAGAAAAAAGAGATACAGAAAAAATACCTAAAAATATTCAAAAATTAGTTGATAAAGGAATTAGAACAAAACTTCAATATGATAAAGAAATTAAAGAAGCGTTAGACAAAAAAGAAATAAGAAGATCAAAAAAACTTAATTATAATGAATATTTGTGGAGAAATAGAGATCGAATAACAAGAAAACAAATGGGAAAAATGATGGAACATGCATACAAGCCATATTATAAAAACGCATTTCAAGAATATAAAAAAGAACATCCTAATTCAAAATTAACTTTTAAAAGATTTGTAGAGATGATAGATGAAGATTAGTAAGTAGATTTGACTACTTACTTTTTTTTTGCTATTATTTACATAGAGTTGGAAACAACCCTATATCAATTCACTCGTCTTCGTGGGACGTAAAATTAACGATAGGAGGAGATATAAAATGCGTGAATTTTTGAAGGGATTAGAGTTAGATCAAGAAACCATTGATACCATTATGGCTGAATATGGAAAAAATGTTACAAATTATAAGGAACAATTAGAAGATTATGCAGGTTTGCTAGATGATTATCAAAGCAAGATTAGTGAATATGAAGGCATAATAGATGAATTAAATGGTAAGATTGAGGAAAACGATAAAACTTTAGAAGATTTACAAACATTAACAGATGAAAATAAAAACCTAAAAGCCGAAGTTGAAATGAATGGAAGCAATGTAAAAAAGGAATTTATGAAGTTTGTTACAAGCGAAGTTAATTCACGAGTTAACGATGATACTGACTTTGCAACAGCACTTACTGACTATAAAAAAGAAAACCCACAATATTTTGGCGATACAGTAGTTAAGAAAGTGCAAAGTTCACCTACATTAACAGGTGGAAACCAACCAACTAGCACAAACGACATTATGAACAACATATTGCGTGGTGCTACAAAAAATGAATAAAAGAAAAGGAGAGATTAATTAAAATGGCTGGAATAGTTAGAAATGATGTTGATGCTCTAATTGAAACTCAAGTTGCTAATGAAATCTTTGAAGGTACAGTTAGGCAATCAAAAGCATTAAGTATGTTAAAAAGACTACCAAATGCTACATCAGACAAAACAAAATTAAGAGTTTTAGACTCACTACCAGTTGCATACTTTGTTGATGAAACAAGTAATAACGGTAGAAAAAACATTACAAAATTAGCATGGGACAAAAAGTATATTAATATTGCTGAATTAGCAGTTATCGTTCCTATTAAGGAGAATCTATTAAATGATGCGTCTATCGATATTTGGGCTACTGTTAGACCAAGAATTGAAGAAGCATTTGCTAAAAAAATTGATAATGCTATTTTCTTCGGTGTTGATAAACCAACTGATTGGAGAGCAGGTTTAATTCCTAGTATTCATACAGTAGGTGCAGAAGTTGAAGAAACTAGTGCTGGACTATATAGCAATATTAATGACGCTATGGTTAAAGTTGAAGAAAGTGGCTACAATGTAACTGGTATTTTAGGTGGAACAGGCCTTAAAGGTAAATTCCGTATGATGCTAGATACAACAGGACAACCACTTAATACAACTGAAATTGGATCTATCCGTAGAGAATTTATGGATAATGGTGTTTGGGATAAAACTAAGGCTACATTAGTAGTTGGTGATTTCTCTCAAGCTGTATATGCTATTAGACAAGATATTACTTATAAAGTATTAACTGAAGCTGTTATTCAAGATCCTAGTGATGGATCAATTCTTTACAACCTAGCACAAGACGACATGGTTGCACTTCGTGTTGTAATGAGATTAGGTTGGGAAATTCCTAATCCTGTAAATGCTGAAAATGAAACTGCAACTCGTTTTCCATTTGCAAGTCTTATACCAGAAGGAACAACAAGTCTATAATAAAGGAGGGCGTTTATGGAATTTAGTGGACAATACCTAACCTATGAAGAATATAGGTTATTAGGTGGTACATTAGGCATAACGCCTTTTAATCTATTAGAATTTGAAGCAAGAAGACAAATTGATATAAGAACATTAAACCGATTAAAAAATGTATCAAGTGAAAAAATACCACAAGAAGTTAAATTGTGTATATTGAAGTTGATAGAAGCTATAGATAATTATGCAAGTAGCATAAAAAGTGCAACTGAAAATGGAAATATAGCAAGTGAAAACACTGATGGGTATTCGGTAACATATGTTAAATCAGCACAAATAAAAGAAATAGTTAATTCGCGAAGCACTGAATTAAATGATATTATAGATACCTATTTATTAAATGTTATTTATAACGGTGAACATATAGTATATTTAGGAGTGGAATAATGTTATGTAATAGCAAATTAACCATATATCATATGTCAGGACTTAATGAAGTCACACATTTAGAAAAATGGACAAGATATAATTATGATAATGTATGGTTTTTTGGAGGCAAAGGTGCTGGAATAAACAAAGGTTATGATAATGCTAACGATGTTGAAGTTCGCATTCCATATAACGAAAACCCTAATTTAGATATAACTAAATTCTCAATAGGTGACATTATAATAGAAGGCGAATTTAAGACAGATATAACAACGCAACAAGACTTAAAAGACTATTTAACATATAATATAACAAGTATTAATAATAATGACTTTGGTAATAATCAACATATACATCTAGGCGGTAAATAATGAAAGCAATATTTGAGCCAGTTAGTGTAATAGAAGCTAATTTAGGCATTCAAAATGGCGGACCAGTTCATGCATTTTTTACAGCTGAGTGTGCTAGATATATGGATCCTTTTGTTCCGTTTGATACAGGAACTTTAGCAGAAACTGTTATATTAAATGGTGAACCTACAAGAAATGTACATACTGACTATATTGAATATGAACAAGAATATGCTAGTTATGTATATTATGGAATTAGGGAAGGCAAATTGTTAAATATAAAAACTGATAAGCACTCAAAAGCAACTTCATTTTGGGATATGCATATGTGGACTGCCTATCAAGATGAAATTACTAAAAATGTTCAAAATTATTTAGACCGCGGAGGTAAATAATGGATTATAGAATATCAAAGCTAAGAGAATATTTATTTGGTATAATTAATTCCTTGACTTCTAATAGAGAATATCAAATAAATGCTAATATGTTATCAAATAAAATAGACGATTATAGTCTTGACAAACTACCTACTGCCAGCGTTGTTGAAAAATGGATAATGGGTATAGAAATTCATAAAGATGTATACTCATTTAGAAGTCGTAAAGCATATTCACAAGATACAATTAATAATTTAAATAATATAGGTTTTTTTGAAAAGTTTGAGAAATTAATCAAATCTAATAATGACGAAGGCATATTGCCTGAAATAGAAAATATACAAAGTATTGAATGCTTAAACTGTGGAACATTAAATTTAACAGATGGTACAAGTGCAGTGTTTGACATTCAAATACAAATAACATATAGAACAAATAAAAACGAAAGTACGATTAGTTTATAAAGGAGGAAAATATGATACCTGATACTATCAAGAAAATTGATAGAGATAATGGCTTGTTAACTGCATTAGATATTACTCCAGATTCTACTGCTACATTTAAAGTTTTGGGAATAGGTATTACTGATTATGGTATTTCTTATAATCCACAAGTTTAACGAGTGAAAAACTCAACAGACTGGTTTAATAGAAATATTAAGCAAAAAGAACTTCGTGAAAACGGTGAAACCCTAAACGTAAAGTCGTAGGCAATACCGTGCCAAGCCAAGAAATTGGAAGGTGTAACGACTATTCCCAAAGGGGAAGTAAATGCAAGTGCATTGAAGTGCGAAGAACCTAAACGTAAAGTCGTAGGTTAAGAGATAGTCTATTCTATATGGAAACATATAGCAGTTCATAAGAGAACGATATAAGATTAACGAACTTATATGAATACACAAGGACAGTGAAAAATGGATAATTGAAAAAAATGCAAGACAAGTTCATTCATCAAACGAAAAACAAGGTAGTGTAACACAAACAGCATATAAGAACGATCCAGTATTTGAGTTTGTTGCTGCTGGAAGAGACCAACTTAATTACAAGACTCATATTCTTGATGTTGACCTATTTGATGGCACTACTGTTGGAAATGTTGTAACTGCTCCAGCTAAATTAAGTGACGGCATTATTGCAGTAACACAATGGATGAGCGATACAGCATCAGTAGAATATGATTTATATTATACTGGTGATGCCAAAGAAGGAACAGCTACAGTTAATTTATCAACTGGAGAAATTACATTTACTGAAGCAACAAGTTTATAACAAAGTCTTTAAGGGCGGGGCGGAGTAAACGCCTTGCTCTTTTTTATTTAGAAAGGAAGGAGATAATAACATGATAGACAATGTTATTAAGTTAAATAAAAGAGATACATTAAAATTAGATATACAAACTGAGGATGGAAAAGATACGGGAGAATATTTGGAATTTGATTTGACAAATATTGAGTTACCTTTAATATATCAAGAATTAATAGAAAAAGACCGAAAAAACAAAGAATATTTAAAAAATAGTTTAATGATAATTGATAGACGAGAAGATGTTAAGGGCAAAAAGCTATTAAGTAAAAATGAAGAGGATAAATTAAGAGCGATTAGATCTTTTTTTAATAAAGAAATAGAAATATATAATATGTTTTTAGGCGAACGTGGTGTGCAAAAATTATTGAATGGCAGACCTTTAACATGGTATACATTAGATGAATTAGATAAAATTATTGAAGAACAAATAGTGCCACATTTAGACTTAAAAATGGAAAATATACAAAATAAAATTAAAGAAAAGTATCAACAAGCCTTAGATAAATCTAAAGAAGTGTTAAAATAATGCCTAAATATGTAATAATAGATGATATAGAATACGAAATTAATACAGATTTTAGGGTTGCTCTTGAATGTAATAAAATAGCACAAGATAATTCAATAGGTGATGTTGAACGTGCATTAGCAATTATTTACAAACTTTTTGGCGATAAAGGATTAGAACATTGGAATCATCATCAAAAGTTGCTAGAATACGCTCAAAAATACTTCTCATGCGGTAAATCTATTGAAGAAATAAAAAAGCAAAAAAAAGATGAGAAATTTGAGCTAGATTTTGATAAATGTATGGGATTAATACAATCAAGTTTTAAATTTGATTATCAATATGATCCATATGCTAAAGATTATGTACATTGGTACGAATTTAATAATGATTTAATGAATTTAAGCACAAGTGAGTTTGGAACATGCTGTGCATTAAACAGAATAGTAAGCATATTAAATCAAGATCCAAAAGATATAAAAGATGACAAAAGCAGAAAATCATTAATAGATAGTCAAAATGAGTTAAAAAAGTTATATTGTATAAATAAAAAAGAAATTACAAAAGAGCAACAAGAATTAGTAAATAAGATTTATGAGGCTTTTGGTTTAAGAAAGGAGTGATTTTATGGCAAAAATAATTATTGGCACCGATATGGACAATAGTGGGTTTGAAAAAAAATTAAAAAAATTAAAAGATAAAATAGAACATGAAGAATTAAAATTAAATGTTAAATCTAATGATTTAGAAGACGCCAATCAAGATTTAAGAGAAGCAAATTTAGCATTAGAAGAACGATTAAAAAAACAACGTGAAATAAATAAAGAAGTCGTAAAATATCAACAACAATATAATACTCTTAATGATAAAATTAAAAGAGGAGAAGCACTAACTGGCGAAGAATATTTAAGACATGGACATTTAAGTAATATGCTTAAAGACTTAACGGATGAACAGGCTATAGTAAATAAAGAAGTTGATAAATATAATGAAAAAGTAAATAAGGCGACAGATAAAGTTGTAAAGGCAGAAAATTCTTTAAAAGAACAAGAAAAAGCAGTTGTTAATGTAAGACAAGAATATGCTGAATTAGTTAATGAAATAGAACAAAATAAGTTAGATGAAGCTACTGTTAGAATGAACCAAATAAAAAACGAAATAAACAGCATTGGTAAACAAATGACAGGAATGATAAAAAAAGTGGCGCGTTGGGCATTAGCAGTATTTGGCGTGAGGTCGACATATTTTTTTGTACGAAACGCAATTAATACAATAGCACAAGAAGACCAACAATTAAAAAATGATCTTGATACAATTAGAATAGGATTAGCATATACGATAGAACCATTAGTAAGAAAAATAGTAGAATGGGCAAAATTATTATTTCAATATATTGGTTTTATTGTTAAAATGTGGACAAACGGAAAAATAGATATATTTGCAAGAGCACAAGAACATATGGAAGGTGCAAACAAAGCAGCAAAAGAATTACAAAAAACAAGTGCTTCATTTGATAAATTTAATAAATTAAATGCTAGTTCATCATCAAGTGCAGGAGCAGGTGCTGGTATATCTGCAATCAAAGAATTAGAAGACTATCCTGGTTTTATTAAATGGATTGCTGAAAATAAAAAAGCAGTAGAAGCATTAGGAATTGCATTATTAGCGGTATTTGGCATGTCTAATATTGTTAAAATTGTAAGTAATATTGCATATTTATTTACAGGAGGTTTAACACCATTATCTACATTGTTATTAGCCATTGCTGCACCGGTTGTTATATATTTTGCAGCCAAAGGACTATCAGAATTAATTAATGAAGTTAAAGAGTTGAATAAACAAATTGATGATATGACAGAAATAACAAAACATTCAAAAGAACAAAATGAAAAATTAAATGATAGTTTTTGGGATTTATATGAGCAAGGAAAACTTAATGAACAACAAATACAATCATATATTAATAATTTAAGTTCAAGAATAGAACTAGATTCTATTTGGTTGGAAGGATTAAAAGGGCAAAAAAATTGGTTAGGTGAAATTACTGGAGCAAATAAAAAAGTTGATGAACAAATGAAAAACGTAAATGCTACAATGCTAAATACTATAGATTCATATACAAAACTATATGAACAAGGATTATTAAATGAACAACAACAAAAAGATTATAAAACATCGTTAGAATTAGCAATGCAAGCATTAAGTTCTCAAGGTCAATCAGTAACAGATTTACAAATAAAATATCAAAATTTAACAGGGAAAAAATATACATTAAATTTTGAAGCTAAAATGGATACAAAACAAGCCGAAAAAGATTATAGCAATTTTATGACAAGATTAGGACAAAAAATATCTAGTGGATTAGGCAAAATATTTGATTTTGTGTTTCCTAGTGTTAATGGAGGAGGTAGTTGGGCACATGGTGCTGTATATTACCCTAATATGCCAAAATTAGCGGCCGGAGGCATAGTTAATATGCCAGGGCGAGGTGTTCCATATCATGGCGGAATAATTGGCGAACGTGGTGCGGAAGGTGTTATTCCACTTACAGATACAGCACAAATGGAATTATTAGGAAAAACTATAGGTAAATTCGTAAGCATAAATGCTGATATAACATTAGAACTTGAAAGCAGAATATTAGCGAAAGTAATGAAAGAAATAACAAATAATAATAATTTTATGCGAAATGGAGGTTAATATGGCAGTAAATATAAAAACATTAAGTCAATCATATCCAATATTATCATTTGAAGATACACCAGAGCCTTTATGGGCAGATGATACAGGAAGGCAAAGCAATAGTGGTAAATTTAGTGGTACATTTATAGGATATTTTACTAATATACATATAGAAGTAGGTAAAATGACTAAACAACAAATGAAAGAATTTAAGGCTATATTTGAAGTGCCAATTGTTGAAAATTTAACATTTCCTAATTCATCAAACGCAGGAACAGATTATACTGAAGATTTTTATGGAACTTCATTAAAAGGTTATACTAAATACTGGGATGGATTATATGAGCCGTTTAATTTTGATTTAGTGGCGGTGGAGAAACGCAATGACTTATAATGGAATAATACAAACGCCTGGTAGAAGAATAAAAAATGGAGTAAAGTATTTTGATGGTGTTGATTTAATTGATGTAAGTGATAATAAAATAGAAAAACTTAAATTTATAGATAAAATACCATTAGTTGGTACTGCTATGGCAAGTTGTGAAATAACTTTAAAAGAAAAATTAAATTATGACACATTTAATAATTATTTTAATGCAAGCACAACAGATGAATCTTATAATTATTATTTGGGTAGATATTATTTAAAAGAAGAACCGACTTATAATGCTAACAAAAAAACGTATTTATATAGAACATATGATTACATGGTAAAAGCAATGGTGCCTTATGTAGCGGTTAATATTAGCTATCCTTGCACCTTATATCAATATTTTAAAAAAATAACAGATGCGGTAGGCTTTATAAATAACATAGCAAGTTTACCTAACGGGAGTCAAACGTTAAATGAAGATCCATATGATGGTTTAAATTATACATATAGAGATATTTTAGACGATATTGCAGAGGCTAATGGCGTATCATTTTATATAAATAATGATAGCTCAGTATCATATAAAGAAATAAAAATAGCAACTTTAGGAACAACTGCTATAACGATTAATGATGATATATTAAAAAATAAAAATATTGAGTTTACTGAAAAATATGGTCCAATCAATACAATAGTTTTAAGTAGAAGTTATGAAACGGATGTTGTATACCAAGAAGACCAACAAAGTGTTGCTCAAAATGGTAGATGTGAATTTAAAATAGTAGATAATCAAATTATGAATGGCAACGATAGAAGCTATTATATACCTGCTATTTTAAATCAATTATTAGGTGTCGAATATTATATTTATGACGTTGAATTAACTGGTTTTGGAAAAATAGATAAGTTACAAAAAGTAACATTTAACACAGGAAATAACACATATAATTCTTATGTATTTAACAATGAAATAACACAAACTACTGGATATAAACAATCATTTTATGCTGAAAAGCCTGAGAACACAAATACCGATTATACTTTTGCTAATGAAGTAGAACAAGAAATAGAAAATGCTTCAATTATGTTAAATAAAAAAATTGGCGAAGTAGATATTAGAGGCAAAACAATAAATATGACTGCTGATAATATTGCAATAACAAGCACTAATTTTAATGTAACAAAAGATGGAGATTTAACATGCGCAAATGCTAATATAACGGGTGGAAACATAGTATTATCAGGTGTAGAGACTGTACCTAAATTAACTATTATAAACCCAAATGATAACACTACATATTCAACAATTTCATCAGGAAGAATTATAGGATATAGTAATGGAGTGGTAAAATCACAATTTTATACAAACACAGGCTTAATATCATTATATGCCAGCACAGGCAGTCACATTACATACACAGGAAGTTTAATACAACATAGAGATAGTAGTGATAATATTACGATTACCGAAGATGCTTTAGATGGTAGTATCAATTGTAAAAAAATAATAGCTGGAAATATAGACTGTGGAACATGCACATTAAATAGCACAACAGATACACAAGTTAATTTTAATAAAACATTTGCAAGTGCACCTATTGTTATACTAACACCAAAAATAGCAAATAGTAATCCAGGTGAATGCTTTAATGGTACAATAGTTAGTACAACAACAACAAGTTTTACAGCGTATGTATTAACAAACTTAAATAGTGCATCTAATATAAGTTTTAATTGGATAGCAATAGGTAATTAATTATGCAAGAAATATGGAAAGATATTAAAGATTATAAAAATTATGAAGTATCTAATTTAGGAAATGTTAGAAACAAAAAGACCAAAAAAATATTACATCAATACATAAATCATAATAATAACAATTTTGTAACCTTATATGATGAATACAAAGAAAAAAGAACTATTATAATACATCGAATAGTTGCAAATGCATTTATAGAAAATATTAATAATGCTTATATAGTTAAGCATAAAGATGGTAACAAACAAAATAATAAAGTTGATAATTTAGAATGGAGGTAAGAATATGACATATCAAGAATTTAAAGAAAAATATGAAGGGAAATTTATTGACTATGATGGACAATATGGCGCACAATGTTGGGATTTAGGTGAAGTTTACTTTACACAAGTATTAAATTTACCAGCAAGTGTATTGGCTGGGTGTGGTTATGTATCAAATATGTTGTATCCACCGAAACGATATGCGTTAGATGAATATTTTGATGAAATAGATCCAACTACTGCTAAGCAAGGTGATGTAGCAATTTGGGAAGAAGCACATATTGCTGTTGTTGATAGTAATGACAATGGTAAATTAATGTATTTTTCACAAAATCCTAACCCATGTCAAGTTATGGCAATTACTAATTATGGACTACACATGTTTAGATTAAAAGGTAGTGAACCTGAGCCAGCACCTGAACCAAGCGATATTAAAGTAGGAGATTGGGTAGTACCAATAAAACTTGTAAATTATTATGGTACACCACTTACACAATATGATGATAAGTATAAAGTAACTAAAATTGATGGTGATAGAGCCGTATGTTGTGCTGAACGTGATGGCGAATGGCAAGTATGGGCATCAATGAACGTTAATAATTTAAGAAAAGTTGACTAATATTAAATAATAAATTATAATTAAAATGTATTTTGATTTTCCATTTAAAATATACCCGTAGAACACTTGAAAGAGTGTTCTTTTTTAACTAAAAATGTACTAAATTAGTATTTACAATAGTACTAAATTAGTATATAATTATAGATGAAGGAGGTATAATGAAAAAGAAAAAACTTCATATTGATATTGATGAAGAAATAAAAAACAAACTTGATATTATTGCAAAAAAAAGAGGAATGAAGACAATTGAACTTATAAGATTTATTTTAAGTGAATATTTGTTAAAGAATGGAAATTAAAATGACTTATTATCGTATGAATGAAAAAATTATGAGATTAGTTGATGAAATATGTAAAAACATAGCATGTAGTGATTATGAAATAAAAGGTGAATTTATACCAGTAGAAAGTTTAATAAGCATGATAGAAGATCTATATGGAGAAGTTGAGCATATAAAAGAAGAATTTGACATGTTTAGACAAGATGTACAAGATAATTATCAACCAATTCCATATCAAGAACAAATAGGGTTTGACGTTAAAACTTGGTAAGGAGGTTTGAAATGAAAAATATAATAAATAAAAACCAAGATGGATATGGATACAAATATACCGATATTGCAGAAATACATAGATATTTAGAACAAAATAATATGAGTTATTACCAATATATTGAAAGAATTGATAATGATGATTATGTTATGACAGTAAAATGCATAAATGGAGAATATCAAGAGCCACTAAGAGGTTGTAGAGTAGTAAATGCAACATTAAGTGGTATTAAAAATCCTGCACAAGAACAAGGAAGTGCTTTAACTTATGCAAGAAGATATAGTTTATTAATGGCATTTGGTTTAGCAACAGATGATGATGATGCACAAAGTTTATCAATGCCAAGCATAAGTACATTAGAAGAAGCAAAAGCATATCAATTAACATGGGGGAAATATGCAGGTAAGACATTAGGTGAAATTGATGAAAATTATTTACAATGGTTATTAGCAAATACAAAAGATGAAAACATAAAAACAGCTTGTGATTTTATAATTAATCATACAACAAAAGAAGATATTGATTTACTTGCCAAATTTGAAGAATTATTAATTGAAACCAATACTGATAGGGAAGCACTTTATAAACATTATGAAGTCAAAAGCAATAAAGATCTAACACAAGAACAATTAAAAGATGCAATAAAAGTTATGGAAATTAAATTAAAAAAGTAAACATATAAGGGGGAATGAATATGAATATATGGAATAAAAAATTTAATAAAAACAATAAAAGTGCTTACGAAATTAGTAAGGAATTAAATATACCAGAAGATAAAATTAAACAAGTTATAAGAGGGGAAAGAGAAGTGCCAACAAATGAAGTTGACCGAGTAAATGGTGCGTTTAGTTCAAACACAATAGGAATTACAAGTTTTGAACGTGCTATGATGGAACAGTTTTTTATGGATAATGACATCCAAGATTTAAAAAGAAAGTTTAGATATAAAACTTTAAAAGAATTGTCCGATGCTATGGGTATTGGTGTTGCTACTATGTATTACTTTAGAGGTAACAAAATTAAGGCTATTAGTAATAAATTATTAAAAAAGGCTTATGACTTTTTCCAAAACGATTGGAACAAAAATGCTAAAAGCAAATCAAAAGCAAAAAAGGAACGTAGTAAAATTTGGTATTATCAAATGCCAATTGAAAAATTGAGCCCTGAAGTTATTGAGTGGTATAATAATGTTGACTTGAAAGAGTTACTATTTGAGGACAATTTAACTGTTCCTGAATTAATGGTTAAATTAGGATTTAGTGAAAACTACGCATCTATTTACTACAAATATGCTAAAGGCACAATAAATGGTTGTACATCAAATTGGCTATTAATACAACAATTATATAATTACTATCACGGATTGGAATTAATGAATACAAAAGCAAGAAGACCCGAAGAATTATATGGAAACGTTAACACACCCACATTTGAGTATGACAACGAAGAAATTGAATGTTT